CATAAACTGTACTTTTGTTACAAGATTTCGTGCAGTTGCTTGGGTTGTTGCAAGAGTTAGTATGTTTTTATCTTTATGAAAAAGCATTAACCATAGTGCATATCCTGCTCCTAAGGTGGAAATACCCAACTGTCTTGACTTTAATATGATAGAATAAGGGTTATCCTGGAAGTGTTTTAATACTTTTTCTTGAAAAGGATATAAATGGAATAAGATCCTGCCTCTTTGTGGATGCTGAATGTAGCAGTATTTTTTCATAAAATGTATCGGATCAACGACACACTTCACATACTCCTGTCTTATTATTGTTTTTAAATCCTGGCTCATACTTAATATAAAATGCCTACTAAAAGGATAATACTAGAAACTCCATATGCAATGTATTTCTGTATTCTCTGAGATAGGTATGCTTTTTTATATTCTTCGATAATAGAATCTTTATTGGTTATAACTCCTTTGTAGTTCTGTTCATTTTCTACATACTTTACTATAGTACTATCTTTAAAAGATATGATAGTATCCTTATGTAGAATAACCTGCTCTAATACTGTTATTGAATCTCTGGCAAAACCTAACTGCTTGCCGCAGTAAGTTCTTTCTTCTTTAATGATTAATGCTTTCCTTAATGTAGTACAGGGTACACAGCAAGTATCAATCGAAGCTTTCTGTGAATAGAGCGGTGACGTCATTATTAGACATAGCACCAATACGTTTAATATCTTCTTCATGTTGTTTATGTTCTTTGGCGGCTAAAGCTGCAGTGTTTCCTAATTTGGCTGTTAATTTTTTAATTTTACCTTCCTGGAGGGTATTTAAAGAATCAAATTTTGCAATCTCCTTATGGTTAATGAGAATGGCGTTGTTTAGGGAATCGATTGTTCTTTGGTATCCTTCAACGTTTGGTAATCCTGCCGTATCTTTAGTGTGTAAGGAATATAGTGAAGCACCACCTAAGATAACCAGTAAGATTATAATTATATTCTTTATGTTGTCTTTCATGATTTATATATCTTTAATAGTAAAACACCTTTGCCTTTTATAACCCGGTGCCAGTCATGTCTTAATATAAATATAGATGTGTTTGGTTCTAAATCAAAAGGAAGTCCATCATCAAATTGAAACCCCCATCCTTTTCCGGATTCTACAACTTCAACTACCCGATCTTCATTATCCCTATGCCACATTAGGTGTATTGGATCTATATTGGATCCAAATTCCCTTATGGTGTATTCATCGGTGACTTCTAAGTCTCTGTATGGTTTCTCCATTCTTCTAATCCTTCTAGTTGTTCTTTTGTCCAGTGGCTGTAGTAGTTAGTTAATTTAAGACTGTTTGACTTAGAAAGCAAGTCTGCTAGGTCTTGTACTACCCATAAATAACAATCAGTAAAATTAGTGGTTATTCCTTTAATAGTGAAGGGGGATCTTGGATCGTTATCTAGTACTAATTTGTTACTGTCTCTAAAAGCGAGGTTTAGTTCCTTAGTTTTTGCTTCTAAGGTTTCTTCTGCGTATAATTCATAATCAGGCAAGTAGAAGATACACACTTTATACAACCGTACATCGGCGTTACTAACCTGAGATGTGATGATATCTAAAGTAGTCTCTTCAATTGTATATTCTTGAGAGGTTATAACCGATTTAGCAAATGGGCAGATAGGTATATTACTTAGTTCCGGTCTAGGGATTGTAAGTTCATCAAACCATCTTTTAAGCTTTTCTTCCATGTTGGTTTACTGTATAAGGGTGTGTGCGTAGTCGTTGTAGCAGTCATCAAAGTCTGAGTAATTAACTGTTACTTCTTCTCCTATTGCTATATCTCTCGCTGCTACCATGTATAAGGATCCGCTAACTATAGAATTCGGGGTACTGCTATGGTTTTGAAATATAGAATTATCACAAGATGAATATAGGTACTCACCTTCTTTCCAGAAATATGTATCTATAAACTTTTTTTGAGTTTTATTGAGTTTCTCTATGGAGCTTTCGTGAATTTTAATATCTAAACCTTCTATAAACTCCCATACCACAGTATCTTTCTTTATAACCTCATTTGCAAAAACTCCAAAACCTTTGTCTTTGGTTTTTTCTATGTATAAATCAACAGTAAACATCCTACGGAGTCTTTATGTTTATATCATAATAAAAAGAATCAGTATCCTCAGTGATCCATTTATCTGCTACTGATTCGACTGCTGGTAATGCTTTATCGACTTTAATATCTTTAGGATTCATGGGGAACTCAGCAGTTACCCAATTAGAGTCTCTCCAGTATATTCTATTATTCGGCATACAGAGCAGGTATCCATCATCTGCTACTAATACATGTCCGGCTTTATAATCAGTTGGTTCATCTGAATATGGATTATCATACCAATCCACAGTAAATAAGTATGTTGCCCATACTTTAGTTTTATCTCTAAGCAAGACTTGACATCTTTTTTCTATGAGAAAGGAGTATTTTTTAACTGTTACGTTATAATCAAAGCAATCCCAGAGTTGTTTACAGTAGAAAGGGACGTCTTTTTCAGGTTCTTTTATAAAGATTTCTGATAATGGTACACGGGATCTTACCATTCCATAGTCAGTCATAACGTGGAAGGTTAGGATCTTACTGGTTACTGATTGGATTGCGAAAGCATAGGCATTGTCATACTTACTCTCATCTTTTGGGTTGTGAGTGAAATGAGAACGTCTTACTAAGCATTTAAAATACGGAATGTTTTCATTCAGCATTACTCTTACTTCTAATTAACAACTCACCTAAAACCTCTAAACGGCCAACCTCTCTTTGGAATTCAATTTGAGTCATATCTACGGATATTTTTTTGTAGGTTTCGTCAAATTCTTTCTTTGCTGCTTCCATATCTAGTTTACCCTCCACAGCTTTTTTATAATACGGAGCTTTTACTTTAAAGTGATGCCAAGTAAGTAGTGATAGCCCTCCTTTTTCATGAGCGTTATCTGCAATTTTAGCTGCTCCTTTGCCTCTAGTTTCGGCAAATTCGTTAAAAGTCTCTTTAACTTCTTTTAGTAGATCTAATAGTCTCATTTTTTCTTTTTCTTTTTTCTCCAGCTTCCGCCTTTTTTCTTATACCATTTAGAGGCCCATAAGTTAGCGTAAGCGGATGGATATTTATCAAACTTTGCTCTAGCAGCTGATGTAGCTCTAGACCATAATTTTTTATTAGTAGGAGTATAATCTGATTCTAGTATTTGTAGAATCTCAGTTACTCTTGCTTTCCTAGTGTTAGAAACAAATTGCCCTGAGGCTTTTTTCTTTTTCTGTGCAGTAGCTGCTCTTTCAGATTTAGATAGTGATTGTGCTTTAGCTTGTGGTAGACATCTATCTGGTCTTTGTTTATTTTTTGAAGTACCGCAGGGGCCGGCAATATCACCATCAGAATCAATACGAACCCACTTCTCCTTAACCCAGTCTCTAAGAGTACGCTCTTGTAATACTTTACGGATTATAGAGTCTAGGTTTTTCATATTCAATACACTGTTGTGGATTCGGTATTAGATTAAAAGTAAGTCTGCTCGTAATAAAGTATTTCAAAAGAATTACTGACATTCACAAGCTGTGCTGCATTTAATAGGTCTGCATACTCTGCTACTGATTCTCTTTGTCCGATTCTTAATTCTTGTAAGAAGTCGAATGTAGCTAAGTCTGAAGGAAATACTGCTGTCGATACTCTGTTATATGCTGAAAATAAATCAAATTCTAATCTGTATGCTTTGTTAACAATATCAATAAGGTTTGTAAAATCGGGTATTAGCTTAATTGGTGCAATTACCGGGAGGACGTTCCAGTCTACCATGTATTTTTGAAGTTGCTCTGCATGAGTTAGTTCATTAGCAGCTTCTGCTGCAAAGAATGCAGCTGCCTTATTATATGCTTTATCTTTACACCAGTTTGCAGCATTTCTATAAAAGTAATGAGCAGTATACTCATCCTTGAGTCTTTCAGAGAGCATCAAAACCACTTGAGGGTCAAGAGTAACAGGTGTTAGGATCTCAGCAGGGTTTGCTGATTCTAGTTCATTTAGTGATTTCAATTTGGTTTTCATTTAATGTTATTATAAATAGTTTACTTCTCCTTATGTTGATTCTCCCAGTTCTTCGGTCTTCCCGGAAGTAGGCCTGGTGGAGTAGGCTGGTCTATACGGTGTCTACTGGTTTTAAAGGTTTCTGGATTGTGGTACCACTTGTAAGTATATTTAACCATCGGGTTATTTTCTCCTTGCCACTTTCCGGTTTCTAAGTTATGCTTTCGTATTGTCTCTGCTATCTTAGCTTTATGTTCTTGCGTTTTTGTTTTTCCTTTCTTTGACATGCTTATTTTCTGCATAACCTCTTCTTGTTTGCTATTGTGATTCTTTCTTAAATTAGCTCTATGTTCTTCTGTAAAGACGCGGTTTTTCATTGCTTCGCTAATTTTTTTCCTAACTTCTTCTTTTTTAGGGTTGTTCGTAAAGGTATCCCCTCCATCTCCTCCTTTTGATATATTATACCCGATAGTTCGAGCTGTTGTATTGTAGTGTTCAATCCAGTACTTTTCTCTCTCCCCTAAAAGTATTCTATCAGAAACTTCTTCTAAAACTTCCTTAGTGTGGTTTACTTTTCCGTATTTTTTCAAAGAACGTCTTATTAATTTACCTGAGCCATAGTACTCCAGACGATCTGCTTCATCTTTACCGATGTAAATTTTACCTGTTACGAGATTAGTTATTTTGTATATTTGCATCTATTATAAATAGGTGCATACCTAGGTAAAATTACCAGTATCCTGAGTAAGTTCCCTTTAATCCTAAGAGTTTAGCAAACCTTGGCAATCTACAGCTCCAGTAACCTGGTTTAGTTTTATCTTTTTTACCTGCACAGTTATGTCTTTTTGCAAAGTTTGTCCTGGCTGCTGAATCATTTATTTTGGCTTTTAAGCCGGTTGTACCCCCGAAAGATACTTTTTTAATTTTTTTAGTTTTAGGATCTTTGACGTAAACGTAAAATTTCTTAGAGCCGCCTCTTTTAGGTTTCCCTAACTGTACTTCCTTTCCCTGGTATTGTGCTTCTGTTAGAAGCTCTTCTTCATCCATTGGCAAATCTAAAGGTACTAAATCACCTTCATACAGGCCATATTCCCCTAGACTAGTCTCAATTATAATCTGCTTATCTTCCGGTCCTAAATCAATAACGTCTCTAGAGTATAGTTTCCTGGCTTCTTTCCATAAGTTTAGAAATGCAGGTGAACCGTATCTAAAAGTATTTTCTGTTAGTGGTTTTTTCTTATTGATGTGGTATAGGAGATTTTGAGATAGGGGTTCTTGAAAGGTTTTCCCTTCTTTTAATAGAGGGGCTTTTGTTCCGCAAGTATTACATCCACAGCTGCACATATCTTATAATTATAGTTAAAGTACCTTATTAAATTTCAACAGCATTTGGGTAGTACGCTTTTGTATATACTCCAAATCTTGCATTTTTTACACCTTGCTGATTCTGATCTCTTCTAAAAGTAACATACATGTACGGTTCATATTCTCCTCCCGGTGGGTTTGGGTTCTGTACTTCATGGTTAGCTTTTACTAAATATACATTATCTTCTGGGTCTAGTTCTAGTTCAATTGATCCTTGCAACAGTATTTGACAATTATTAATTCCGTAGTTCCCTACTTGTTGATCTTTTCCATAAACAGCTTTTAGTTTAGGCTCTTCTTCTTCAAGTTTTCTCTTAAATGCCATTTTTGATTGTAACTCTCCACCTGTCCTTTTTCTAACAGCTTCAACAAAGTCTCTTACTTCTGGGTATTTATTTATTCCTATAAACCCTGAGTATTGTTGAAAGTGTGTGGGTTTACTTCCGTCTTTATGTGAAATAAAAATTACAGGTCCATTCTCGTTATCAAGTGTAAAATCAGCTTTTGGAGTACCTTGTACTGTAGTAGCTTTAGTGATTCCTTTATATACCTGCCCACTTGTTGTTAGTTTAACATCAATGGTTCCTAATTCTTGAATTTTTCTATTTAAGTCCTCTAAAGCTATAGTTTCTACCCTGGTTGCAGATCCTGAGGTTTTTCCACCAAGGTCTGAGCTTTTTAATAAATCTTGTATAGTGTATTCTTCTCCGTTTTCGTCTACAAAAAAAGGAAAGCTGTTAATTCTACCTTTTGCTAAGGCTTTTAATCCTTCTACGTCTGCATTGTCGAATAGCGATTCGTATTCTGAATCATTGAAATCTAAAAGTATTTGTTCCCCTGTTGCTGTTACGAAGGGTTCTTTTTTCTTAATTTTATCAGCTACTTTTTGAAGCCTAGGCCCTCCGTATTTTTTGAGGTCCCCAAATTTTAATTGTTTGAAATTTTCAGATATATCAATGTCAAGATCTTTACGTAGTATCGATTCTAACAATAAAACATCTTGTTCGTTATTCATATCCGGGTATCCTTTAGGGAACTTATATGAAACCTGTCTTATAAATTTTTCTAAAATATCCATTAAGCTTCCTCCGGTGTTTCTTCTGCTCCAAGATCTAGTGTTTCTTCTCCGCCAAGTGGTTCGTCCAAAGCTGCTTCCATGTCACCGCCTCCGCCACTGCTGGTTGTATTTGTATCCATTCCTCCAGTATCTGCTTCATTGTCTGGATTGACTGCTTTGCCGTACCTGAGAATTCTAGAGATGGCTTGTGTTGCTTGTTCTTCTTCTCCTAAGTTTAACAGGTAGTACTGTTTTCCTTCAACTTCAGCCATCCAGGATCTTCCTAGATCAGCTAAATAAAATGAGAAGTTATTTTCTAAGACTACTCTAAAGGTAGGTGGTTTTGGAGCAACCCATTGAATATCCTTAACAAATAAATTAAACTGCGGTGATAATAAGTCTGTAAGAATGGAGATCATATCCGGTACATGATTTAGAATTTTATACTCTTGGTATTTGTTAATACCCTGCTTCTGCATCTTTGTAGTGATGGTCTTTTTTATTATAGATCTTAATTCCTGTTTATTCATCTGTTTGCTAAAGATACGGTTTATTATTTTGTAAAGCCACCCTTTGTTTGGGTGTGTGGCATTACTTTATACATTTTTTTAGTTGGTGACATCTCATTTTCAGCTACAGCATCAAAATAATGTCTTTCACTAAGGTTAGTAGTTTTTCTTTTCTTTAAATCAAAAGGAGTTAAAAAAGGTTTGCCTTCTGAATAAGAATGAACAGCTTGGTAGATTCTACCGTCTGCTGCTCTTACTACGTCTCCGATATTTAAACTAGTTCCTTCATCGTCTTTTGCTGGTTGATTATTAACCATTAAAGGAGCGGTATTAGAAATTGATTCACCGTCAAGGTAGCTTCTAACTCCGTTAAGGTAGTCTTCTGCCTTTGTCAATTTAGACTGTACCCAGGACTGTAGTTGTGTCTTTTCTCCAATAGAATCAAAAAGCGATTTAGCATTTTTAACAATTGAGATTAATTGTGTTCTGGCCATCTGACCCTCATAATCATACTCCTTTGCTTCAAAGATAGGATGTTTAGCTTCTGTGATAGGTGCACGATGTGGAGTTGTTAAATTAGGTTTCCAATCTTTAATCATATTAATCCAAAAAGTCTTAATTGCTCTTAGAGCTTCTTCTCTAGATTCTTCTGGGATGTCTTTAATACGTTCTTCAAAGTCTGTAAGTATCTCCTCCATAGTCATTTCTACAGATGGACCGGAGACGTCTACGTAGTTATCATCGTCTAAAGTATCTTCGAAGAAGTCATAAAGTTCCTTTAATTGCACATCAATTCCCTGTGTTGTGTACTTTTTAATATCTGCCGGTGGTGTCATCTTAGACACTACTACAGAGCCTGCAGTTGGATCAACATCAACTTCTTTGAGTTTACCTAATACGTTAGCAACAATCTCATTCTTAACTTTAGAATCTTTAACTGCTTTCTTCATAGGTTCTGTTTTATCACCGTCCTTATCGAAATCTAAGTAATCAGGTTTAGCTCCTTCTTTGAAGGGTCTAGGGCAACGTGTACCTTCAACGTGAGTATGTCCACATTCTCCGCAATAAGTAGCTTCCTTTTTAGCTTTCTTTTCGTTAATTTCGGCACCTTCTTCCATCTTCTTGCCCATAGCTTGTAATTTTGCAGCTACAGCCATCTCTACTCTTTTATCCTTAGATTTACCTTTAAATTGAGGAGCATCAGACTCTTCAAAGTCCTTAATATACTTCTCCATAGAAGCATTTTTTCTAATAGGCATAGTGTTAATATTTTTCTTGTAGAAAGTGTTTAATCTGATCTACCACTTCTGTTCTGGTAGGTTTCTTAATAGGTTCCTCTTCCTTTACTTCATAAAGGCTTAGCTGTGCACGGAGACTTTCTTTACCTTCTTGATCTAAGTGTTTGGAGTAGTATGCATCAAAGTATTTGATAGCTGCACCTCTGTGATCTTCTGGGGTTTCAAAGGGAAGTTCTTCTTCGGATGCCCATTCTTCTAATTTAACAAAAGGTACGTGTATTTCTTTTGCATCTTCAAGGTCTTTTTCAGTACCAACAGTAAAGATAATATTAGAGGGTTCATCTTCTGGTTCGAAATAGGAATCTTCATAGGATGTAATCTTACCGTGTATTTCCGGAACGTACTCAGCAGTAGCCTTTGGGTCGTTATCGTTTTCTGCCATTAAGACGTATTTCCGTCTCCAGTTTGACATATTGAAAGCTTCGTTCATATTAATAAATAGGTTTACTTCTTTAACTTTTCAAGGTACTCTATAGCCTCTCTTTTGTGCTTTAGAATTTGTTGTTTATTTATTTTACCCCAACTCTCAACCTCGCCTGCTTCTGTTACAAAACCTCCGTTATCATTATTAATTAAATCATCAACCCAGACTTCATAATTATTAATCATTCCTTCGATCTCTGAATTGTTTACTAATTTCTGGTAATTCTCCCATTCTCCGGTTGCTTTTAATTTTGTCTCAAATTTAATCTGACAATCAAAGCAGTGGTGGTTTATATTATAGAACTGAGCATCGTAACGCCCCTTCATTAAGGTTTTACATTCCGGGCAGAATAAAGGCATTTTCCCTAAGTCTCTTGCTTTTTGTAATTTAGAGATAGTCTGCTTTATTCCTCCTTTGATAGTCCAGTTACGACCATCCTCTTCCCAGATTTCACCTTCTTCCCTATCAATATCATTCTTAACATACCCGGAAGAGACACTAGTCTTTTCGCCGGTCTTACCTTGTACTAAGTTACGCATCCTTTGAAGGTCTGCTTCTCTAAATTCTTTTTTTAAAACTGACTGTGTCATTTATTGTATAATTTAAAATTGTGGTAAAGATAATGCTTTTAATCTTTTTCTCCAAAGTCCTAGGATATTTTCTTTGTCTTCCGGAGCAACGTCCTGCATATCTAGATAATCGTTTAGAACATCCTTAAATGGTGTACGGGTCTTTTTAGCTTTTAAATACATGCCCTGAAGCATTGGATCTAATTCAGTCTTAAGTCTAAAATAATCTGCTTTCGGAAGTACCTCCCAATCGATCATCTTTCTCAGCATCTTATCATCAGGAAGTTCTTTTGCTGGCACTACATTGACTCCCATTTGAGTTAGGTGTTCGATTTCATGTCTAACAACATCTGTTAGATCAGCATATATTCTAGACCATAATTGCGGCAATGTTCTAGGGTCAATTTGAAATCTAATTTCAAGGTAGGCGAAGTCAGGATCATCTTCATCATCTTTTTTCTGGGTGTCTGCATCTGCTCCTCCGTCAACTTTGTAAATACCTTCCTCAGTTTCTTTAACTAAAAGATGAGCACTTAAGATAAAATCCAGCGGCCGTCCTTTTGCATCTTGAGTTTCGTACTCTTCATCAAAGCTTAAGGTACTTTCTTCCCCGGTATATTCTTCCTTCCAAGCTGCCATAATATCTTTGACTACTTGTCTAGTTATTGAATCATAAGCTCCTTCAGTGATGGGCTGCATATCATATGAACCGGGTGTGAATCCTTTCATATTATGTATGCTGTTATTTCCTTCCCTATCATTCTCCCAAGATCTAAAGATCATGTTACCGTTATCGTAAGCTTCTCTTTCAATATTTGCTAGATAATTATCTTCGTTTACATTCGTGGTTCCGCTCATGTTTTCTAATCTGCCTTCTAGATTTTGCATGTGGTGGATCATTTCATGAGCAAAGGACCTTAAAACATCCTTAGGATGACGTCTGGTAACATAAAGTGTGATTACTTTATTATTGGGATCGTAATATGCGGTTCTCCCTAATGTAACTTTAGCATTTTCTTCATCCTCTACGAATTCAATTCTAGGTGCAGGAGTAACGTTTAAACCTTGTTTAACCATAAAAGCAACCAGTTCTATAATATACGGTCTTAATTCCTGCTCTACTTCGGCGTAACTTGGTGTAGTCTGTACGGGATTGTCTGCAGGTTCTCCTACAGAGTATAAGTCTTCATTTAAATTCTCTTTTACTGCTCTGTATCCTGAACCGTAAGGTATGGCAGATCCTGCTTTCGGTTTAGGTGCTTCAAAGAGGTCAGGGTCGTTATTATGTCCACATACACTGCCGCCTGGTAGTGTGTTATGGCAGACATATAAATCATCCCCGCCATCTGCTATCTTCCATGTCCATCCGCACTTATCACAGATAACTTCTGTGTCTGTTACTAATTCATTAATTTGAGCATCAGGTAAAATAGCAGCTACTAAATCTCTTTTTTGTTCAAACTTTACACCAGGTATTGCTTTAGAAATAAAAGCTTTATATAATTGATCTCTTTGAGTACCAAAATCTTCTCCTTGTTTTTTGGAAGGTGAATATAAAATTACTTTGGCTTTTTGTTTTTTAGTATATTTTTTAACTATATCTACTATAGTAGCCATTACTCTATACATTTCACCTTTATTAACCACTACATTAGCAGTTGAGTAGCTATACCCGCCGACATCTTTAACAGTTGCAGCAAATTCAATTCCTATTGCTTGAATATTTGATGTTGAATTTTCTGGCGTGTATGTTCTTGATTCAAGATCCACACTATACTCTATACCGCTATCAGTTGTAAATTCAACATAAACATAATAACTTTCTCTATCTACTTCTTTCCATTTGTATGGTTGAAGGTTTGCCTCTCCTACTTCATTCAATTCTTCATTTTTAGAATGAAAGTTAATAAACCAGTTTGCTTGACGCTTATCATGCGGGGTAGCGTTTTCTCTATTTTTAAATTTTTTAGCTTTCTCAATAGTAACATCTCCGCCGTATGCTTTTGTAATTTTTGCCTTGAAGGTTCCGGGTGCTCCGCTATTGGTTGATTTTCCTTTGTATGCTTCAGCAACCTTCAGCTTCGGGGATGATATATTAGTTCTAAACTCTGGTTCGTTCTTGCTTTTTCTCTTATAAGCTGTTGTTAGGTATAAATCTCTAAGTCCATCAGAGCCGTAAGCTCCCATCGCTGATGAAATATCTACAAGTCTTGTAAGATGTGTAAACACTCTGTTAGAGTCTTTAGGTAAATCTGCAACCTCATCACCGTATTTATCGTAGATTTTCCCCATGAGTTCTACAATATCATCTTCTGTTAGACCCCTCTCTAGAACTCTTTCTTTAAAATGTTTAGTGAAATTAATATCAACATCTAAATCATTAAACATCTCATCTAACTCTTTCTCTACAGCGTAAAAATTAACTTGTTCCACGATGTATAGTTTTGGTTTCTGCTGTACTTGTTTGTATGCTTCAGTAAGATCTTCTTTTTTTCCTTTAGAGAGAGCCTGAATGTATTCTTTAACGGTTACCTCCTTAGGTAAGAAGGTCTCAATAGCTGCTAGGTCTTTATTTTTAAGTGCGGTTCTTAATCCGGTAGCAGATAATCCCTTCAAGTTACCAATATTCACCGGAGTTACGTGTCCGTATTTTTCTCTATTCTTTTCAACACTCTTCCAACGATCCTCCTCATCTTTTCCAAAGACGGCAAGGTATTTATTTTCCGGATGTGCTTCCATTTCTTGATATGCATCCAAGACCGGGGTTGGATTCTGTGCTAATTTAATCTCGACATTGCTTGGAACTAAGCCTTTTTGTTTATAGAGTTCCCAAACTGCCATAGCTTGACTTGCATCAATAGGTACCTGCCCTTCCTTTACTCTCGGTTGTTTTGAGACATAAACATACACCTTATCAACCTTGGGTGCGATTACTTGAATTGCTTTTAGGTGACTGGCATGTGGTGGTTTAAATGCTCCTGGAAATACTGCAATGGTCTGTTTTCCAATTTCAGCTTCTAGGATTGGTCTAATTAAGTCTACAATAAATGAACCGTATTTTTCTTCTAAATTAGCAACCGTATCTAAAGCCATCTGCTTGTTAGCTCCTTTAGGAGTTCCTACTTCACCAGAGTTAATTACTAACATCGATTTAAATGTTCCTTTAATTCTATTTTTAGATCTAGGATTTTTTATCTTTTTTACGATATCATTTAATAACTCTTTAAAAGTACCCTCTATGTTGTAATTTTGAAATAATTTTTCTACATCTGACCATTTATAGGATGACCAGATATCTTTTCTATCTAATTCTTTAAATCCATCTAAAGTAACAACCCTTAATGTTAATCCTTTAGAAGATAGTACAAATTCAAACTCTTGATTATCTTTTAATTGTGGTACATTAGTAATATTTAGTCTTTTGAAAATATCATAAGGATTTTCTTCAATACACATTACTTTTGCTAATCCGATTAATAATGCTTGACGTTCACCTGGAATATCTAGAAATGTAGATCTATATGTTAACTCCTCCGGTGATACTACTATCATATTATCTATCTGTACTGTCAGGTCCGGGAAGCCTTCTATTGTGTATTGGGTAATTACTATATCTCCAGTTCCTGCTATCTTCTTTCCTTCATGTCTACCACTTCTAAACGGTACAGTAACATCATCAGAAAGAGATTTTAAATAATTAGCAAAGTCAGCTTTTATCTGCTTTATATCAGCTCTATCTCCAGTTAATTCAACTACTAAGTCTATATCCCCATGTCCTTCTGGTTTTTCTTTGCCCCCTACTACATTACCATCCTCATCTTTCGGTAT